TTATTGCGCAACTAATTACACAGAGAATAAATCCGTAATGGTACGGGTAACTTTTAAGAGGGATTAGCCATGAAAGAATTCCACGTACAAAAGAAAGGCAATACTATTATCCCCCATACACAAGAAGACTTAGACATGTTAAATAACTTCTTGGAGAATCAGGTAATAAGAATCAAAGCATACGGTACGAAGAAAGAACGCTCATTAACTCAACTTGGATTACTTCACGCCTGCATGAAAGTAATAGCCGACAACACAAATGATGAAGAATGGAATACAGTTCCGAAAGTTAAATTCCAAATCAAGATACGTTTGAAATATGTTGACATGGAGAAAAGCGTTTTTGTAGATGGCGCAATGCATTTCCATTATCGCAGTTTTAGCTTTAACGAATTAGAACACATGGAAGCGAACAACGTATTTTCTGAAGCCTTTCAATTGATGGCAGATAAAATTCAAGTGACAAAAGAAAAGTTAATTCAGGTTGCACAAGAGAGAATGCAGAGAAGATTTTAAACAAAGTACTTGACTTTCTTATTAAAAGTTATTATATTTAAAGTAACGTAAAAGATGATAAATAACAGGAGAACATAAGATGAAAAACGGAACCATTGATTTAGACCTTAACGAAGGTGAAGAATTGCAGGAAATAACCGCAACCGAAATTATACCACACGAAGAAGAAACCACAGATCCATTCCTTTCACAATTAAACATTGCAAAGAAGTATAAGGATGAAGCAATGGCGATTGTCATTACAAGCCCTGACCAGATTGAAGAGATTTCCAGAGCAAGAGAATTGCGCCTTGAATTAAAAAATATTCGTTGTGATGTTGAGAAGCAAAGAAAGTCATTGAAAGAAAGCGTTCTCCGTGAAGGTAAAGCGATTGATGGATTCGCAAACATTGTGAAGTTTATGGTTGTTCCACTTGAAGAGCATTTACAAGCACAAGAAGATTTCTCTAAGATCCAGGAAGAGAAAATAAAAGCTGAGTTAAAAGAGAAAAGAGAAGCGGAATTGTTGGCGGTCGGTCTTGAAGATGCAAGTTTCTACAACCTCGCAGAAATGCCTGAAGAACAATATGATTACCTGTTTGCAAACACGAAGCATTCGTTTGAGATCACACAGGCAAAGGAACGTGAAGAAGAAGCCGCCAGAATTAAGCAAGAGCAGGATGATTTAATTGAACAGGAAAGAATTAAAGAGCAAAACAAGTTACTTCTCAAAGAAAAAGAAGCAGCAGACAAGAAAAAAGTAAAGGGTGAAGAGAGACAATCTACACTTTTCGCAATCAATGTCAACCTTTCATTTGACGAATGCGCAGATATGACTGATAAAAAGTGGTCTGAATTTTACAAGGGAAAGAAAGCTGAATTTGATACAGCCGAAAAAGAGAAAACCGAAACCGCCGCACAAGAGAAAAAAGATCGTGATGACAAGGAAGAGTTAGAACGCCTTGAACGTGAAAAGATTGCAACCGGCAAAAGCAGAGTAAAGTTTTTATATGAAATCGGAGTACGGCATGATTTTGACGAATGCGCAGATATGTCAAATGAACAGTGGGAAAAATTCTATACTGCTGAAAAAGCTAAATACGATGCAGAGCAATTAAGATTAGCCAACGTCAAGAAAGCTGAAAAAGCAAAGGAACTTGCACCGGATAAAGACAAACTTGAAGCCTTTGCAGTTGACATAATGCTACTCGACACGCCTGTTTTAAAGAACGCAAAAGCAAACGAGATACTTCAGAAAGCGTTAAAAATGTTATCAGACGTTAGCGGTATGATTAAACAGGAATCTATTAAATTATAGGTGAACTATGTCAATTCCAAAATATAAAATATGTGGGTTGCGGTGGCTGTTGTTTGGTACTGGAATACTAATTCTTGCAGCCCTAACTTTAAAATGTGATCCTGCTTTATATGATAGAATAGAAGCGTTAGAGAAGAACGCAACAACGACTGACTCAATATGCGAAAATCAAGAGAGTTTAATTCTGGTAACTATTGGAATTGTAGATTCTATGAGATCAATCGGCTTGACAAATGAAAGGGAATTCAACAACGTCTGGCAAGAAATAGACGCTATAAACGAGGACATGATAGACCTTGAAATATCTGTTGCTGATTCTGGATATATAACGTTAACTCCTGTTGAATATGACATTCTAAAATGGAAGGTTGCAACCCGTGATTCAGTTACGTATGATTGGGATTCTAACGATGAACCCGACCTTGCAGGGTATATATTCTATTATCAGAAAGACGGTTTTCCGATTCAGGATATTGGCGTAAAAGATACCACCATTACAATTGAATTTTGGAATGGAACTTACACGGTATTTCTGAAGGCATACGATCACAGTAGAAACATTTCTGCACCATCGGACACATTGAAAACGATAGTAAAATAGGGATTAATTATGAGTAACTTTTACAAAATGACAATACATCCTGATACCGGCGAATTGGAAAATGCAGAATGGTTAGATGGTTATTTTGATGGCCGTCTTTATGGAGTAAGGTTCCCAGGTGGTGAGATATGGAGCGAAGAAGATATAAGAGAAGTTCACGTTACAAAAACAGCAGTGACAATTCCTATTGATTTATATTCTGAAATACTTGAAGTACTAAAGAAGCATATGTTCTGGTCTGAAGATGGCGAAGAGGGAAACAATGACGATGTTTGTGAACTTGTTTCTAAACTTGAAGACACGGGGGATTAATTATGACTCTCAAAGAAAAAGCAATGTTAATACGTTGGACTTTAATCATACTTGGATTAGGTGGATTCTGGATTGGTGTAATCGGTTTCTTTTTAAAGAACGTAACAATGATATGGTTCTTTGCGTTACCTGTTGCAATACTAATATACGTAGCTATCGCAATTAAGGCGCAATCAAAAAGTCAGGACTAAGGGGGTGCGGAATTATGCAAACATATAAAAAGATTTTCACAGAACAACAACTAGCCGAAATAATACATGAAGGATTAAGGGTTTCTGATAAAGATTACAGCTTGGTAGCTGACGATGATTCGACTGTGGGGATTGATTTCAGGGGAAGAGGTTCAGACTTTCACGTATCAATAACCGTTGAGAGTGAATAGTTGAAACTAACATTTGAGACATTCAATCAAAAAGTAAACTGCCCTCATAAAGATTGTAAGGGTCAAAATATACTTGATGAAATTGTCTTAAAAGAAGAAGTCGAAAGAACGTGCATTCATTGTCAAGGTTCATTCTATGTTAAATCAAAGGCAAGTGTGAAGCATAAATTAACCCGTAAAAAAGGTGGCACGAAGAATCATAAGTCAGACCACAAGAAAACGATTGAACGTCTTGATAAACTTTGGAGTCGTGTCATAATTGCAAAGGCTGGTTTCAAAAGTGAATTCTCTTTAATGGGTGGTCAAGGTATAATTTTACAGGCTCATCACATCGGCAGAAAGAAATCTCTTTTCATGCGGTATCATTTAGAGAATGGGGTTTGCCTTACAAGGAATGAACATTTTAAAGCACCATACAGCCCCGGTGAACATGATGTTAAGAGATTTAACGAGACATTGAAGAAAGTAAAGGGTGACGGTATTTTGGATCGAATCGAAATGTTAAAAAGATGCAACACAAAAGTAGACCTGTTTTTAGTTGAGAAAATGCTATTGCAGGAAATTAGTAAGTACGAATAGAAAAGGAGAAACAAGAAATGATTGAGACAAAGTTTGATCGTGAAGATGTACTTGAGGATTCTGTCACTGGATTTAAGGGGACAGTAACCGGGATAGTCGTATATACCACCGGCAGTAATTCATACTGCCTTGAGGCTGATGCAAGCGGTGACAAGCGTAGTGATAATGTGTGGGTCGATGAAGAGCGATTGATAAAAGTAGATTAATTAGCTATTGACATTGACGTTAATTATTATTAAATTATAGCTAATGCTGTTCAACTTGTGTTCTTTACATTTAATGATTCTGAAGATAGAAAGGAATTGTTTATTAACTTTCACAATAAAGAGACAACTTTAAACCTGAATGCCAGACAGTTTCGAGCAGGGTTGGATAGCGTAAATTTAAATATTAAACAAGGGGTAATTAAGTATGACTGAACAGAAAGAAATGTTTATTGATAAGATTGAATTTATTTATGTAGAAAGTGTTATAGGCTCAGGATATGAAGTTCCGGTTGCCGACCTCGCTTTACGTGATGGCGTTGCATATAGGGCAGCAAGAAAGAACATGCAAATCCATTCAGCAATAATTTTAAAAATCAACGATGTATTTAGTGGGTTCTTTACTTTCCAGGTTAACCATGATGCGAAAGAATTTTGTCTATTGCAATCTGCAATGGAGTTGAATAAAAAGGACAAGAAAGTATACAGTCAAATGGTCAATGAGATTATAGAGCAAAACACTTTTGGCTATCCTATGATTATGACCGTTAGCACAAAGCATGATTTAGAATGTCCGAAAGTTTTCGAGGCACTTGGATTTATTACGTATCTCAGTTTAAGCGGTTATGCATACATGGTATATGGAACCCTTGACCAAGTGAGAATGAAACGCCTCGCACATGCTACAATGACAAACGCATGGACAACAACCCGCTCTGATTGGTTGAAAATGAAACGTGCATGGAATGCAGACATTGAAGAAATGGGCGAAAAGTATGATATACCTAATCCGAAATTTGCCTCTCGTGACGGTTGCTGGCAAGGATCAAACGGCTATTCAAATGTTGTACTATCATCACACACAGTTGAGAACGGTGAAATAAAACATAACAAAGGGAAATCGTTTAACGGCAATGCTTCAGTCCTAGACCCGTTAGCTTGTGAAGTAATCCTTAGATTTTTCATGCCAACAGATGGCAAGAGCGTTTACAATCCGTTTGGTGGTGGCGTTCAATTCGGTTTCGTTACTGGATCTTATGGTTATAAATATTTAGCCAGTGAGATAAGACAAAACCAATGTGATGCAAATAACGCATTATGCCAGGACTTCAAAAATGCAAAGTGGGTTAAAAGCGATAGCTCAACCTATGAGCCTGAAGGAATGTATGATTTATGCTTCACTTGTCCACCCTACTACAAAGTTGAAAAGTATGTAGATTATGAGGGGGTTATACCTGACGGTGAATTAAACGAAATGGGAACATATGAAGAATTTCGTGATACTCTTTTTGAGGGATACAAGAAAGCCATTGCAAAGCTAAATGATAATTGTTTCTTCGTTGTAATGACAGGTGATTCAAGAGACAAGAACGGGGCCTATTATGGATGTGAAGCAGAACATGAATTGTTCTTCAAGGAACAGGGCTTGCATATTTATAATAAAATTGTTTACCTTGAATGTGAGTTTACGAGATTAGCACACGCAAAAAGAACACTTGATTATCGAAAGTTCCCAAAGCGTGAACAAAAGATACTTGTATTTTACAAGGGCGACATGAAGAAAATTAAAGAACTATACCCACCGTTGGGCAGACTATAATGAAACAGTTCGGCAACTTCTATTCAACAATAGAAAACCGTAAGTTCAATACTTGGTGTAAATACACAACCAGGCTTGATACTTATGGTTGCGGTTGCCAACATGATTGTAGTTACTGCTATGCTAAAAGTCTATTAAATTTTAGGGGGCTGTGGGATTCGAGCAATCCTTCAGTCCCCAATATAGACCACGTTCACAGAACAATAAGAAAAATACCACGCCACAAAGTTATAAAGATAGGCGGTATGACAGACCCTTTCCAGCCGTTAGAAAAAGAGCAGGGCATTACATACGAAACGATAAAACTATTCAACCGTTACAAGATAAATTATTTAATAGTCACAAAGAGTTCGTTGGTTGCTGATGATAAGTATTTAGACATTTATGACAAAGAACTTGCACACTTCCAAATAACAATTACAAATACAGATGATTATAAATGTCTGCTATACGAAAAAGCCTCAAAAGTATCTGATAGAATTAAGGCTATTGAGAAGTTGCACTCATTGGGATTCGATGTAAGTGTACGGCTAAGTCCGTTCATTTATGGCTTTATTGATTTCAAAGTATTGAATGATATTGACTGTGATAAAATCCTTGTTGAATATTTAAAGGTTAATCATTGGATTAAGAAATGGTTCAACATCGATTACGACAGCTACAGTTTAAAGTACGGCGGTTATTTACATTTACAGTTAAGTGACAAGAAAGAACAGCTTGAAAGTATTGATAATTTTGGTCAATTAAGCGTGGGTGAATATGTCAAAGACCACCATTCATATTTTAGCGAGAACGTTAATTACAATAGTGATGATTGTTGTAATCTTAGTTTTGTTAATATGCGTAAACCTGAAGAACAAATAAATCTATTTAGCGAGGTTAATTATGAAAACTAAAAAGGCTCAAATACTAGTAAGGTTCAAAGAAATAAACGATGTAGATTGCGGAGTCATAAAATACACTGGTTCAATCTTTAACGCCTACACTGAAATAGATAAGCAAGACGGTAAACATGCAGGCCAAACTCACAGAATAAGACACATTGAAGAATCAATTTCAAAACGTGCAGTAAATGGATTGACTAAGGCAGTAGTGAGAAAACAGTTGATCGGGATAGAATGGCAATCAATACCAGAAAAGGAATAAACTATGAACGTACATTTAATATCCGGTTTTGTCGGTCAAGACCCAGAAATAAGATACACCACTAAGGGGACGGCTTGTACTGCATTTAGTCTGGCCGAAACTAAGCACTGGAAAGACCCTGAAGGAAACAAGAAAGAAAAAACAATATGGGTTGATTGCAAAGCCTGGGGCAAAGTAGCTGAAATAATTGCAGAACATGTTAAGAAAGGTTCATACCTTGAATGTCAAGGACCCGTTGAAAAATCTACATGGGATAAAGCAGACGGTTCAAAGGGATATAGAACGGAAACGATTGTTGAAAAGTTTAAATTTGGGCCGAAGCAAAAGAGAGAAGAAAGCGATGCTGCGGTTACGAATATTGAAACCGTTCCAGATGTTCCGGCTCCAAGTGATGATGATTTACCGTTTTAATTAAAGGGGTTAATTATGGAATTAAATGAAGAGCAAAAAGCAATCATTGAACATACAATTAAGAATGACTATTACTGCGGAAGTAGTAAGGATATGCAGATTTTAGTTAAGGCGGGATTAATGCAATACGCAGGTCAGAAATCATTTGTACCTGATCCGTATTTTAAAGTAACAAGGAAAGGCCGTGAAGCTGTCAGTGAGATTGAATTATGATAGCTGAAATAGAAAACAATCAACTACACATAACGGCAACATCGAGAGAAGAGCATTCAATGATTAATGCTTGGCAAGACTTCCACAGAATGTATGCGCCTATAGTTATTTTGGATAATGATATACTTTCAAGGGAAGCAATTGCTAGAATTTTCAAATCAAGGAAACCAGTTGAACCACAAAAAGCAAGAATAGATTGCACCATACACCAAGACGGAACAACAGAGTTTCATGTGAATTATAAAGGCAAGGATGTATTCACAACCAAAGATGATAAAATGATAAAAATATTCCTAGATGGTTTACGTATTGGATTAGATAAGGAGTAGATAGATATGAAGAAAGAAATTGACGATTTAGGAACAAGAACGGGTGTTGCGGTCACGGTCCTCATGTGTGCAATACTATTTTCATTTTACATGATAGACAAAGATAGATTTGAAATTATAGTCGCCAATAAAAAGATAGAAGCATTACAAGCCATGTCTCACAATCACGAACTACCAGAGAAAGAAACAACCCTTGACGGTCATGTACTTTCTGAATACGTTCAATGCTCATCATGTGGATGTTTGGTTGTTGTTGATAGCGCAAGTGTTGAGAAGTCAATTAAGCAAAGACTCCATTTCCGTTGGGACGAAGAAAAAGGCGTGTGGAGTAAAGAGGACTATATTCATAAATCATATTACTGTAAACGTTGCAAGGAATGAAAATGAGTAAAACAATACAAAAACCCAATGCCCTGCAAGTTGAAACAGTAAGTATTTCTGAAATCAAGCCATATATCGGGAATGCAAAACAGCATCCAGATTGGCATATAAGGCAGATAGCGTCATCCATTGAGGCGTTCGGATTTAACGATCCCATTGCCATTGACGAGAACAATACAATTATCGAGGGTCACGGCAGGTTAATGGCTGCCGAAGTATTAAAACTTGAAACCATTCCTGTAATCAGATTAAGTCATATGAGCAAAGCACAAAAGCAGGCGTATATTATAGCTCATAATAAATTGACAATGAATACTGATTTCGATTCTGAAAAGTTAAGGGTTGAATTGAATGAGTTGAAAGGGATTGATTTTGATTTGACATTGACCGGGGTTGATTTAAGTGAATTTGAAACTCCTGATTTTTTTCCGGCAAGTGAAGAAGACCAAGGGAAGTTAGATCAATTGGAACCTAAATGGGTTGTATGCCCTGATTGTGGTAAGGAATTCGATGCAAGGGAAAGTTAATTTAAAAGTAGACTGGTGTAGTTATGAAGCCGCTAAATATGCTTGTTTGCATTGGCATTATTCAAAGTGTACGCCTCAATCTAAACAGGTGTGGATTGGCGTATGGGAGGACGATATTTTTATAGGTGTTGTGAGTTTTGGAAGATCATCAACTCCATATTTAGGAACGGCTTTTAATTTAGAAACAACGGAATGCGTAGAGTTAACAAGGATTGCATTAAACAAGCACAAAACGCAGGTGTCTAAGATAGTATCAATTTCATTTAAATTATTAAAAAAACAATCCCCAGGTATAAAATTGATAGTTTCTTTCGCCGATCCATTGCAAGGGCATTACGGTGGCATATATCAAGCCGGGAATTGGATATATATAGGAACTTCATCTTCAAATATTCAATACTTCTTTAGGAGTAAGTGGCGGAATGACTCTCCACTTATGCGTCACCTACAAAAGAATCCATTACAAAAAGATATATTGGAAAAAAGGAAAGTTCCGGGCAAACATAAATACTTAATGCCACTCAATAAGGAAATGAGAAAGCAAATTTTACTATTATCAAAACCATATCCGAAAGCAATTAAATGCCCCACAAGCATTGATAGTGATGCGACCAGCGACCAGCCGGGAGAAGGCGGTGTAAGTCCGACCGTGGGGCTCCATATAAAGACAGGGCAGGAAAAGATAGATGAGTAAGAATACACCCAAAATAAACCAAACAGACCCACAAGCTAAGATCATTATTGATTGGGAAGAGTTTGAAAAGCTATGTGTAATACAAGCAACAGAGGTTGAAATAGCTGAATGGTTTGGGTGTACCGTGCAGACATTAAATGAGAAATGTAAAGAGTATTATTCTCTAACATTTCTTGAGGTCTTTAAAAAGAAATCTGCAAAAGGTAAATCTTCATTAAGGCGGGCGCAATTTGCAACGGCTTTAGGGATTAAAGAAGACGGTAAGTTCACAATCAATCCCAATCCAACAATGCAGATATGGTTAGGCAAGCAACACCTTGGACAAAAGGATAGATCACAGTTTTCAAATGATCCTGAACAGCCATTTAACCTGACCGCATTAGTGCGTGCTGGGGCTGAATGCAAGACGAAAGAAGAATTCGATAAAAAATATAAGAATAAGGGGAATAAAGAAAATGAGTAAAAAGCTATGTCTCAATATCGGAGCCGGTGAAAACACTTTCAAGCATTACCCTACAGATGAATACGATTGTGAGAACATAGATCAACGCAACCTACCAGGGATTGACTATATATGTACAGTTGGGAAGTTGAGTTGTTATAAACGCTTCAAGAGAAACCAGTATGATTATATTCTTGCATCTCATATTATAGAACACTTCAATATGGATAAAACCGAATACGTATTAAGGGAATGGTTCAGAGTTCTAAAGTCAGGCGGAACAATAGAATTCAGAATGCCGAACCTTAAACAAATCATGCGTGAATACCTTGAACATGGACATGCACACCTTGCGTCTAAGCTTCTTTACGGCGATCAGGACTACTCGGGTAACTTTCACTATGTTGCATTTGATGAAAGCTGCTTCCTTAGAATCTTACGTGATTTAGATGTTGAATTAGAGGTTTTGCAAATCGAGAAAGAAGGGACTAATATGGTAATTTTTGTGAGGAAATTGTAATGAAGAAACCATTCATGCCAAGCGAAAGAACTTCGCAATCCATTGATTTAATCAAGAAAGCAACTGAAGCTGAAACCACAGGTGACGTAATCAAAAAGGCGGTTGCAGTGTATCGTTATTTCATGGAAGCATTACAGGGCGGTGCAGTTGTTACCATCATTAAGGATGACCAAGTCAATGAGGTTGTTTTCGATAAGAAGTTAACAGTAACGGGAGTAGCGAATGACAAAAGCTGAAAAAGAAATCAAGATAGCGGAACTGAAGAAAGCTATTGAATCTCAAAGCGGTAAAATTAAATCTCTTGTCATCAAGAAAGAAGAACTTCAATTCGATTTAGCATGTCTGCTATGTTCATTTAGAGTCAAGGACAAAATAGGCAACGGCAATGCAACTTACATTATTGATTCAATGTGCATGTACGATAAAGACAGAGTTGAATTAGTTGGCAGGCGTGTGCAGATGAATGATGTACCTGTCAAGAAATCGGAAATGATCTGGCAGTATTTGTCATATCCTGATAAGTTTACTTTGATTGAGAAGGGGAAATAATGGAAGTAAAAGAATTAATTGAGATGCTTGAAGATTACCCTGAAGATTCAAAAGTCTTTGTTTGGGATGGACTTGACGATTGCCCCACAAGCAAAGTACACATAAGCAAAGTAGAGGATTTGATGTCAACGGAAGACGGAATTCTGATAGCTGACGTAATGTTTTAATAAGGAGAGAAAACAATGATTTCAGTAACAATGAACGATGGAGAACATACACTACACATAGATTATACAGATGAAACAATAGGCTTTACCGTTACTGGGCCAGAAAAGATGCAACTAGATTTCGGTTGCGATAAATCAGAGTGGATAGTTATAAATAAGTTTATTGATGCACAAATGAATCCACCCGCCCCCGCACATTTAAAGTAATACAGAATAAGGAACAACGTTCTTTGGAATGGGAAGATGTACAACTAGCAAAAGCACTAACAAGTGATTGGAATGTACTTGCATATGATGGGTTTGGAATAAGGCTTGACGATCAGCAACAGGAAGCCTTATATTTAATCCAACACAACAAGTATACAGAGATCCATTCAGGCCATGCGAGGGGCAAAGATTATTTAGCTGCTGCTGCTGGCCTATGCTTCCTTAATTGTTTCAGTCCTTCAAAGGTTATCTGTACAGGGCCGACTAAGTTCCAAGCTGTCAATATCAATATGGCTGAAGTGTCGAGCATTTATCGTAATTCCAAAATACCATTACCAGGAACACTTTTAGCAACCCGCCTTGATATGCCTGCCCTTGACGAATATGGGAATCTCACAGGCGAGAGAGAAACCAATCATTTCCTCACCGCATTTAAAGCAAATGACCATGCAATTGAAAACTGGACAGGCTTTCATTCCCCAAACACATTCGTAATAGCCACAGAGGCCTCAGGGCTTGACGATAGAGTGTTTAACGATGGCATAGAAGGGTTAATGACCGGAGAGAACCCTAAGTGTCTCCTAGTCCACAATCCGCACCATAGAAGCGGTGGAGCATACAAGGCATATCGCAGTAAGTTTTATGTATCAGTTGAATTATCATGTCTAGATGCGCCTAATGTATTAAGTAAAACCTATGGCATTAAAGGTCAGGTTGGTTGGGATTATGTTGCAGAGCGTGTCGAGCGTTGGTGTGATCCTGTAAAAGAAACTGAGATGTGCGAAGAGGAATACGATTTCACTTTCGAGCTTCCCGGTGTCGGTAATCATTGGAGACCTAACGATGATTTCCTTGTAAAGATTATGGGGAAATATCCCAGAGAAGATTCAGATCAAGTCATTCCTTCAGGTTGGTTAGATTTGGCACATGACCGATGGGATGAAGTAATGGAGGACTACGAACTCCACGAAGATGATGCGCATAGAACACCGTTAAAATTAGGCGTGGATGTTGCGGGTGGTGGAGTTGATAAAACGATTGCAACTTTCAGGCGTGGCAATGTCGTAGAGAAGATGGTTAACTGGCCTAAGCCTGCTGATATGAGATACATTCACCCCAACACTTTAGGTCACATAAAAAATAGCTTGACAGATTCACAAGATATAGGTTATATTGATGCGATAGGTGAAGGTGCAGGAGTTTTCCAGTTTGGCGTTGCGGACGGTCTTAATCTTGTCTGTGTCAAGGGAAGCGAGAGCGCAAAGGGTTTAACTTGTATGCATGAAGTGAAAACCTTTTTTAAGATGAGATCCTATTTGATTTGGGCGATTAGAGACGCCTTAGATCCTAAGATTGGGTACAACTTAGCACTACCAAGAAACGAAGAACTAGTTGAGGAACTAACATCATACAAGATCAAGAGACGTATGAGTGATGGTAGTATTTTGTTAGACCAAAGCGAGGATATAAAAGAGCGTATAGGAAGAAGCCCAGATTGGACTAGTTCATTGTCAATGACTTTCTTCCAAGATGCGAATACAGATCTATACATGATAGGCGGAGGAAACAGAAAATGACAGGTACAATTTTAAGCAGAATGCGTGGAGTACCAGAACCTAAAGCAAAAGAAACCAACACAGCAAGAACCCAAAAGATTTCAGGACAGTCAAGGCATTCATTTCAATGTAGATTAGGCGAGGACATGAGCAAGCCTAAATACATGATTGATGTTAAGTATATTGACAAGATGAGAGCGTTACTTCCTTTCATGGATGTTATACCAAGTGCGTACAACCGACTGATAGGAAAGTTTAATTTTGAAAGCACTAATCCGCAAGTTGAAACATTCCTTAACGATCTGTACAAATCAATTCAGGTGAATGACTTTTCGCTTTCATGGCCTACATTTCAACAACAACTTGTTGACTCCTGCATTGCAAAAGGTTTCGGAGTTGGTGAAGGTGTTAGACTTGGAAAAAATGTAGCATGGGATTACCTGAAGAACATCAATGCGAACTGTATCGGATTGCACAACACTGAAGAACGGTATCATCTTGGAATGGTTGACAATTTCAATCGGGTTGAAACATTCAAAGACATGGATCTGATATATTATTTAGCAACTGATTTAAGGGACGGTTATCCATTAGGGTATTCAATCTATCATGGTATGCCTTGGATGCTTTCGATTTTAGAACATCTATATCAGTCTATCAGCAACATGTCGTGGCGTACAGCAGATCCATCTTTTATAATCTCAGTAACAGGCGGGAAACCTGAAGGATCAGGTGGCGACATAAACAAAATGATGAAAGCAACAAATACCGCCGCCAGTGCAATGAGAGATCAGATAAAAGAGATTATGGAAACTAAACTTTATGGCGGTACTCGTGATGCGTTTGCCGGATTACCATATGGTGCAGAGTTAAAGATTGAAACGCTTGGAGCAGGTGGAGAGGAAATGGTCAAGGCTTTACAGTTCCCAATCGAAGAAATGATTAAGCCATGTATCGGTAAATCTGCATTACCTGATTGGCTATTCGGTTACAACTATGGAAGGACTGAGGCGTTAAGCAATAATCAGATTATCATATTAACAGAGAACGTAAAAGCTTATCGTGATGGACTAGATCCAATCGTAGGTCGGTTCTTTGGTGATGCTTTGGTAATGGCTGGTTACATTGGTACTGATTGGTCTTTTAAGTGGGAACCCATCGGGTTACATGATAAACTTGATGAAGCACAAACGGAACTGAGGAAAGCACAAGCCGAGAAAATCAGATGGGAAACTGCACTCTCTAAATTTGACATGGGCGTATTCAGTTTTGAACAACTTGAAATTGAATTAGGCGTGAAGTTCACAGCAGCCGAAATCCAGAAAATTCAAACTGGTTTAATCATGAAGAATGCGGGCTTGAAATAACGCTTGACATTCTTGTTAATAATTATTATATTGATAGGTAGATTGATAATTAATCATGAGATGAGGGATATTTAAGATGGAAATATTAGAAAAATTGTTAACTCCGTGCGAAGCAGCTAAAATGTTGGGCTATCATGAAGAGTATATTCGAGCGATGTTTAGGGATGGCACCAGGTTGAAAGGATACAAAAAGGGACATGCGGTTTTTACGACCCCGGAAGACATAAACATTTTCAAGAAAGCGAGAAAGGAAGTTTATAAAAGGAGAGGTGAAATGATGGACACCTCAGAGTACAAAGACGGCAACATAAAAACCCGCACGGCTCTTATAGGTGGACTTTGGAAAAAGGTAATTGATGAAATTAGACAAGCCGAAGCAGAGGCTCTTTTGTAGTAGTCAAAGATTCTCATAACAATACGGTAGAATGTTCAAAGGGTGATTGATAATTAAATATGAAATATAATCCACACATAAGGCACAACCCAATAGACACTAATGTTTTTTACAGATTCTATAAGAACGCCATGACTAAGAAAACAAAAGTAACAGATATTACCTTTACCTTCCCAAACGATGAAAGCATAAACATGGGTGACGGTACAATGTTTATACCAAGAGACATGAGGACATTTAAAATGATACTCGCAATAACAATAAACTTAGTGTTGCTTTCAGGTTTAACGTTTTGTACATTGTTTGTACTGGCAATGGGTAGTTCGTTAATGATCGGGATTGCCTTTGTTGTGGATTTAGCGTATGTCCTGAATGTGATATTGTATGTGATTCCGCATTTTAAAAAAGGTAAGTAGAAATGTTCAACATGACTAACCAAGCTTTAAAACTGTACAGCATTGAAAAGGGAATGATAGTTCCTGAATTCCATGATCCAAATTGCGGTTGCTATTCTAAATTTGTTAGCAAAGTAATTGCACGTAACCACAGGAACAAAGCCGTTAACGATCTTGTAAAAGAATACTTCAACATCTACATGGATGAAGTTGAAATTTACG